ATATTACCATTACTTTGTAATTGAGCAAAATCTTTATCAGAAGATACTATCAATACTGGTTCATATTTCCCAAATTCTTGAGTATTTTTACAAAGAACACCAATTATGTCATCAGCTTCACATTCATCTACTTCTACTACTTTATATGGAAAAACTTCTTTAAGTTCATTTAGTACCATATTTGTAATACGAAACAATTCATTCCAATCCATAGATGATTGTTTTCTAGAATCTTTTCTTTTAAATTTATATGGAGGATAAACAGTTTTACGCCAGTTATCTTTACCATCCGTACAGATTACTAACTCACCATATTTTTGTTTATATTTTGATCTATACATCCGAAGACTATTAAGAATCATATGTCTTATTAAATCTTCTTCTATACCTAATTTTTGTGTCACTACATTGCTTATTGCAATGGCATTATAATCAATTAATATCATTTTATTCCCAGTAGTCAGCTACCCCTTTATAATTAATTCCTGTTCTCCATAGTTCTCTGAATCCTTGATATGGTGTTCTTTTATGTAAACTATGAAGTTGATCATTCAATACAATATCATTATTTTCCCATTCGTGATAGTAAACATATTTATCTTGCAGCATCCAATTAGTTAATTCTTTGATAAACGCTTGAGCTCTTTCTTGTGGAAGTTCTTTTATTGAATGTAATAAAGGAAAATTAAATTTGAATCCTGGTCTTCCACTCCATGGATGTTTTGTAACTAATGGATGATATCTTATTTGTTTACCTAATGGAGCACTTTCTCCTGCCTCAGGAGTCCAATTAGCATCTCTAAAATTTACTCCTTCTTCTCTTGTGGCAAAAACAACTCTAAAATATGTTTTTTCAAAACCATCATCAGTTTCCATTGCCCCTTTCATATCCCAATCAGGATATTCAACATGGTATTGCATAAATTTTTGTTTGTTCTTATCATCTAAATCTTCAAATGAACCTTGGCCATCTGTAAACCCTGTCATACCACCAGTTGCTTTAGATATGTCATACATATACATTGCTATAATTTGATCACCCGTGTGTCTGTTCATAGATGCATTATGCCACACTAATTCTCCTGAACCATGTTCTCCAGCAAACATAGCGTCATGTCTAACTCTTACTAATTCTTGAAATCCACCAGCGCCAGCAGATTTGACTTTTTCTGATTGAGCAACTACTGTTCCTATGTTTTTATAAAGTTGTACTAATTGTTTAGGTTCTACTCCTTTAGGGTTTTTAATTATACAAAATCTTCCAAGAGCTATAAGTTCTCTTACTTCACATGCATCTCTTTCACTACCATAATCTAAATCTGTAACTTCATATCCAAATTTTACGTTATTAATGTTCATTATACTTTCTTTCTATGATGTTGTCAAGATAAAATTTCTAATTGTTTTCTGTTTACTAAGTGAGCTTCTTCTATATCTTCTTTGGACTGTCCTAAGTATTCAACTCCTAAACACTCTCTTATCATTATATCCTTTAAAGACTTTTGACAATCTTCTTTAGAATCATAAACTATAAATTCACCTAATATTCTGCCAAATTTTCCTTTGGCATCATATTTTGACGTTCTAAGTGTTTGCATAGATCCAATAGGCATCATACTTTTTACAAAATCTTTAGCCATCATTCCATACTTTTTTTCTTCTAAATCTCTTGTTCTACTTTCTGGAGTATCAATACCATACATTCTAACTCGTTCTTTATGCATCCAAACTCCAAAACCTAAATCGATATCAATATCTACTGTATCTCCATCTACTATTCTGAGTATTTTACATTTGTATTCATACATTAACTATTATCCTCCTTCTAACAATTCAATAGGTTGCATTTTCCCATTGTGTTCTTCCATTCGTATTTGACCTTGTCCACATGAATATCTATTACTGTTTCCTACATTCCTTGCAATTTCTCTTTTTGTTTTTAAACAATCTGATAATGAATCCTTTGGTGTGAATTCTAAAGGTGCCCCATCTACAAATAGAAACAAGATGAATCCTTTAAATATTTCTAACATTAGCTAATCCCCGTTTTTTAACTCATCTATCCTTTCTTCTAATTTACTTATTCTTTTTTCAAAAAAATCTAGAGTGAGTTTCTGTTGTTGGTCGTAAGGAGCATCACCATTTTCTATATCTTCAGATAATTTTTCTAGCTGAGTAGCTATATGTTCAATTAACATAAATTGTTCACTATCTGCAGGTAAGCTACCCATTTCTCCTCGTGGCCACTTAATTCTAAATTCTGTATTTTCTTTTAAATCAGTACTCATCAATGTAATATTAGTTTCAATCTGATTTAGTCTTTCAATAACACCAAAGTATGCCCACGTTCCTATTGCAGCTGCTGCAATTAAACTTATTATATTTCTTAAAGGAGTTGCGACTACTGTGTTATCACTAATCTTTGCATCTGCCATATTTTACTATACTCCAAAACTTTCTCCACATCCACATGATGCTGTTGCATTAGGATTTATAACTTTTAAATAACTACCGCCTAATTCTTTAACATAATCAATTGTACAACCAAACACAAACATTTCTGCCATAGGATCTAACCAAAGATTACCTATAGTTGGTTCTTGATCAGTAATACCCCACTCATATTGGAAACCAGCGCATCCTCCACCTCTTACAGCCAACGACACATTAGGTTTTCCAACAGATTTTAAATACTCTTCAGCTGATTCAGTAAGTTTAAGTGGAATTTTTATTTGAGTAGTTTCGTCCAATTGTTTCTATTATCTCCTGATATTTAGCTATTTCACAGATCTCTTTTTCTAAAGATTCAACTACACAACTGTGTTCACCTATACCGGCTGGATTAGAAAGATATATTTCAACATTAGCTTTATGAACTTCCACGTGTCCTTGAGCTTTAGCTACTATTGCATCTAACATCATTTGTCTTTTCTCGCTAAGCGTCATCATTATTTCTCCTTAAATGTTTGCTATGGATTTTACAACTAATAAACTCATTATAGTAATCATCCTTAAATAAAACATCATATTCAAATTGATATTTAGCTTCATAATAAGAACATTCACCTTTAGTTTTACATAATTTTAATATTTCTCTAGTAAATGCATTTGCTCCAAATTTTTCTACTAATGATTGAACTTCAACACTACTACCAAAATAATTTCTCCAATCAGATTCAACTTTTGTTTTTACTCTTCTTTTTCTTTTTTTAGTTTTTGGAAGAGTTTTAGGTTTCCAGAAAAACTTTTTTCCAATATATTTTTTTCCAGTATCCTTTTGTGTTATAATATAAACAAAACCTTGATAATCTTCTGGAGTATCTTCAAATGGTTGATCTTTAAAATACCACATAATATAGCTCCTTATGGAACTATTTAGTCGTTATTTTTTACTTCGTCTTCATCATCTAATTCAGTATATACCATAGGACTTTGACACATAGGACAATAAACTGGTTTTTCATTACTATCCATAACTAGAACTTGTACTTCAGTTTCACAAGCGTCACAACTCATCCAATATTCAAGTTCCATTAGAACGTAATCTCACAAGCACCACCTTGACAAGCAGCAGATCCCATAGTATCAATATCAGTAAATCTCTTTTCATCTAATTGAGATACAAAATCAATAGGTTGTATATTTTGTTGGATCTTAGTCCATTTATGTAATAAGAAAACATCTTTAAGACAATTACCACATTCTTGAGTATCTTTCATAAAATAATTATCTGCAAATTTGTTAAATCTTCTTATCCATTCTGCATTGAGATCAGATATCTCACCTCTATATTGTGGATCCATAGTTGCATACATTATTGCTTCCCACAAATCTCTGAATCCTGATTTACGAGTATCTACAATTAAACCTGAAGCAAACAAAGCAGCTTTACCATACTTGTTTACTATTTGATCTTCATTTAATACTTCTGTCATAGGCGCTTGAGCGTAATCTTTATCTCCTGTACCACCCAAGAAAGAGATTCCAGCGAACGAGTGACGATTTTTATAAACATAATCTTCTACCTTTCCCCACATATGTGGCATCACAGTCACAGTATTAGACACATTGTGTCTTACAGTTGGATCAGCACATAGCTCAACATTGGTTCCAGCTTCTACCCAATTTTGTTGAACCAATTTTACTTTTTCTAATAAATCAGTTCCATATAATTCTTCTCTATACAATGATCCTTCTGGTGTAATAATTGGAAAGCCAACACAGTAATCTGTATTGTTAGCAGACCAAACACTTTCTTCTACCATATATGGATTTGTTTGAGCTATTAGTTGGCCAACCTCAGTTTCTTTATTTAGCTGAATATGTCTTAGATATCTAGGACTATGTTCAGCATGAATTCCACTAGCTGTCTCTAAAAGTACCGAAGCATTACCAGACGGTTTGACACACGTGGTTCTGGCTGCAGCATTGATTCCAATAAGTGCCGCAACTTCTTTATTAACTTTCTTAACAATTTCTGCTCCTTCTTTTTGTATTTCTGCATCTAAAAGAATTTCAGGATTATTCATCCATCCTGTTACAGATACTCCTAACAATGCTTCTCTTTCAAATATCTCTTTTGAAGTTTGTTCGAGATATTTAAAATCTGTATATCCAGCTTGTAGTGTTCCCATAATAGAACCAGCTCTACAAGCCTTAAAAAATTCTTCTTTAGATGTACACTTACCACCATTTATCTCAGTTAGATTACATCCTTGCCATCCTGTCTTTCCATCTATCTGAGGAAACATTCCTATCTCAACACAAGGATTAGTGGTATGTTCTTTTGACTCAACAAAGTAGAATCCTGGTTCACCAAACTCTTTTATTGATTTCATTATATTTTTAAATTCATCTTCTGTACATTCATCTCTAACAATAACAGCACTATTGTTGGAACGGCCACGTTGTGGATTATCAATAAACCAGTTTCCTGTTTTTGCATCTAACATTTCCTGATCGTCTTTTGAAAATAAACATATAGTAGCTGATCTACGAACACCACCAGCTAGTACAGCATCTGATGCATGCATTGCAATATCATATACTTCAATTGGTTTTAATGTATCTCTTCCAGATAATACTACAGTCTGTAATAGATGTTCTATTTTATCTAAAGCTCTTCTTAATGGTTCTGGTCCAGGTGCTTTGAATCCTCCTGATATCATTGCTCCTTTAGGTCTAATACCACTTATATCAAAATATACTTTACGTCCTGCAAACTCAGGAAATTGTTGATTGTCTGTAAAGTAAGATGACATTAGCACACCTAATGAATCAGCCCATCCTTCAATACTATCTTCTACTACCCATCCTTTAGCAGCTTTCTTTCTTTCTGCTACTTTAGGTAATTTATCGACATGGTGATTCTGCACTGAAAACCCGGCACCAGCGCCGCATAGAAGGACATAGAACAGTTCACTAAAGAATCTTGGTCTATCTGCATACGTGGAAGTACAATTGTACATTCTCATCATATGTTTAAGGAGTTGATCCCCTCCAAACTGTAGAGCTCTTTGAGCTCCTAATGCATATTTTAATTTGTATAAGTTTTCTGCTTCATCTATTAATAAAGATAACCGTTCTGTCATCTTATCAGCATAGAAATCTCTATGCATACTCATTACTCTTGTTACTGACTCTTCCCAAGTCTCATATCTTGCTTTTTGTTCGTCCCACCTGGAATAACCTTCATAGAACTTAGTTTGTGACATTATATTTCTGGTATCCCAGTCTTTATTATTTGGAACTACTTTTAACATACAAAACTCCTTCTACCAGTGCGTTCACTGGTTGTAATATTATTAATTATTTTTTGATAGTATTATATAGTAATATCTCGATCTCGAAAACAGGTAATTTTACGGTTCTTCTGAATTATTTTCAGATAAATTTTTCTCATAATATAAAATGATATTACTTTGTTGATCTATAAATCTTTTTATCTGTTCTAAATTTAAAGCTAATGATTCAAAACTATCTGCTGTCATTGCATATAATACAAACTCTCCTTGAGTATTTTTAATTCTTTCAATTACTTCTTGTAAATTAGATTCAGTTACTACAACAATATCTGCATTCTTCATTTCTACTGGATTAGGTCTAGGAACTATTTGGATAATAGGTACCTCTATCTCAGGTGTTTCAACAACTGTTGGTACTGTTATTATTTCTTTCTCAGGGATTCTGAACAGACTGCACGCATTCAATATTAGTAGCACAGTCAATAGCACCAAAGAATAAGTCAACTTCTTCATTTATTTTTTCCTCACTAGCTTTAGGATTAGCTAGACTATTTTTTATGATATCAGTATTAGCTAATAATTTAGATATAGCTTTGTTCATCTCTTCAGACTTTTTAAGATTATTATTTAATTGATTATTAAGTTCTTGTTGCCTTTTTAATTCAGCTTTGAACTCTTCTATTTTTTGAGTAACATTATTTCTATATTGCTCAAATTCTGTAACTGTTTGTTTGTGTGCGGTTTCTAACTTAGCATTATTAGAAGTAAGAACACTAATTCTTTTTTGTGTTGAAGTATAATAATTATATCCTACATAACCAAAAATTCCAAACACACCTAATACAATAACAAAGAGATATAATTTAGCCGCCATCTATATACTTTCTGAATCTCTTTAGTAAAGGAGGAAATTTTCTTTTTGAACTATATCTCCTATCTGTTACATGTCTTGGACCCATATTTTTTGTATCCTGTGGAATCCCAGCATCTGCAGCTGTAGTTATTTCAACATGAATATCTTTTTTAGGTTTTTTCTTGTAATATGTTTTACCATCTGGTCCTGTCACTTTTTCCATATCATAATCAGCACGTTTTACATCTTCTTTCTTTGTTTTTGGTGTAACTATACTTTTTCTAAGTTGTAAAAATTTATTTATTTTACTCATATTTCTATCTATAACTTTCATGTTATGTCGTGGATCCTTTGGTGGTTTCATTTCCTCCCCCTGTGCTTTTTTTATTTCATCTGGTGTTGGTGCATCTTTATGACCTTTAGGATTCATTGGTTCACCACGTTCCTTTTTTTTCTTTATGTAATACCAAAGACCTTTTTTTTCTTGTACATCACTATGCATGTTAATAAAAAAATTAGCTTGTTTTTTATCTAAAGTAGTTGCACCTGGTTTATTTTTTAATGCTCTTGCTTTTGCTAATGTCATCTTACCTTTTACCTTACGTTTTAAAGTTCCAGGAGCACCTCTTTTTGCTTGACTTTTTTTTATTAAATCAGAAGTTTTCATCTTGCTAGTTCTCCTATTGTGACATAAACTGGTAAGTTAGTTTTAAGATGTGTTCCTTTGTATATACTCAATCCAAATATTTCACCACTAGGATAACAATCCTCTTTTATTTTAATATTATCTCTCTTATGGATAACTTCATCTAAAGAATCAGTAATCTTTTCTTCATTTAAAATTTTATAAATTCCTGGAGATAATTGTTTATCTTGTAATACAAACCATTGTGTATTTTCTAACATAAAGTCTAAAGGATCAATATTAGTTAATTTTAATGCTTTGTGAATATCTTTATCTTTTACTCCATATTTTTCTTTTAACAAATATAAGGCAGCTGCATAAGATCCTAGTTTACTTCCTCCACCAGGAACCTTAGCAATTAATTTTTTTATATTATAAACTAATCTATGAAAAGGAGTATAATAATTTTTGTAGATATCTCTATTAGTCATAATATTAAGATCAAAGGATTTTAATCTTTTTCCTTTGTCATCAATTATGCCTCTTTTATAGGCTTCTGTATCTTTGAAACTTGTAGTGAGGAGTTTTAGGAATCTAAAGGTATAGACTAAATCACCAGCACGTTTTATAATACCCATCTATATTTCCCTAAGTTTTTCTACTACATTTTGATCCATTTGTATTTCTGTGTATTGATCATTTTTTATATAATTTAAAAATATTAAAAAAGGTTTCAAAACATTCCAATATTTCTTATCGATTTGAAATTCTAACATCCTCAGTGATGGTTCAATTCCAAATACATTAAATATAACAATAACATGATTTAAAACTAATCTTTCAGACAATTCCCCAGTTTTTTCATATCTGTGAAATAATCTTTTCAAATACATAAATCTTTTCAAATCATTAAAAAATTCTTCTGGATCAATACAATTTGGTTTATAATATATCTTAGCGGCATATAAACCAAAATTGTCATCCGTCAACTCATTAAATAGTTTCATTACTAACCTATACTAGATTTATTTTATCTAGTATCTAGTCGGATAGTAATTCTTTCATTTCTTCTATAAGTTTACTTTTACTAAGTCTACGATCCAGTTCTACACCATGTTCTCTGCCTAGAGCTTCTAATTCTTTTTTAGACATAGATTCTAGATGTTCCCAATCTTCTTCATCATGTTCTTCCCAATCATCATGGGAATGATCCATGTCACCACCATCGTGAGAGTGAGTTACACCATCATCATGTGTGTGCATCATTGGATCTGGTTTAGGAGCTTGGGCGGGTACATTACCATGCCATATATCAATATCTTCTTGAGATATTCTCATAGCTTTGACAAGTTCACCTTTAACAACCCAACCTCTTGGGGTTGGTTCTGCATTTTTACAC